AGACATCGAAGCCAACCCAAAACCGCCCGCTCACTTCAATTGTCGTAGCACAATCGTCCCGGTGATCAAGCCAGAATTCGATTTGGGTCTGGACGTCAAGGGCGAGAGGCCGTCTGTAGGGGCCTCTGGGCCGCGTCCGGTTGCGGGTGACACATCGTATGGGTCATGGCTTAGAAAGCAGCCACAAAGCTTCCAAGTGGCTGTGCTGGGCGTTACGAGGGCCAAACTATTTAAACAGGGCCAAATTTCTATTGGGCGATTCGTGGATGATGCGGGTCGCACTCTTACCTTGGATGAACTGAGGAAACTTGAACCCCTAACTTTTGAGAGGTTAGGAATTTAGCGGTAGGGCCGCAACTTGCCAAACTAGAGGTGACGCATGGAACTTTTGAACGATATAGAGATTGAGGACAACGTAAAAGCACAGATATCTGAACGACTACAAGATGAAGTCAAGAGACAGATAGAAAGCGAGATAGCCGGACTGAAGGCTAAGAACGATGAACTGTTAGCCGAGAAGCAACAACGGCAGCGGGAAATCGAAGAGGCGAATAATCGAGCCAAGAAAGAGGCCGAAGAAAAAGCCAGAGCCGACAACGACTACAAGCAGCTTTTCGAGGCGCAAAAAAACGAGGCGGAGACGCTCCGGCAGACCATCGAGAAGATGAATTACGAAGTAAATCAACAAAAAGTCTCAAAAGAAGCGTCTAAGTTAGCGTCAGCATTGACAAAAGATACAGGTAGGGCAAAATTACTAGAGCAACAAATTAGCCAGAGGCTAACGCTTGTTGATAACGAAATTCGAGTCACTGATGAATCGGGACAATTAACCGTCAGCAGCCTCGAAGAATTGACCAATTCAATCAGAACAAATTACCCGTTCCTGGTTGATGGTAGTCAAGCACAGGGCGGTGGGGCCGTCCGCGCACAAGGTAGGGCCGAAGTGCGTCAGAGAGAACTGTCACGCTCCGAATTTGAGGGTTTGAGCCACTATGAGAGGCAACAATTCTTCGAACAAGGGGGCAAACTATTTGACGATTAAGGAGGCCACAAATGGCTAACGTATTGACAAACCTAGCTGCCGACATTTACAAGGCAGCCGATGTCGTAGGACGGGAGCTTGTAGGCTTCATTCCCGCTTCTACCATCAACGCAGACGGCTCCGAGCGTGTTGCAAAAGGCGACACTGTACGAGCTTCATTCACTCGCGCTGCTACGGCAGTCGATGTCAGCGAGGCTATGACCATTCCCGAGGGGACTGATCAGACTGTAGACAGCAAAACTCTGTCTATCAGCAATAGCCGAGCGGTACAGATTCCCTACACTGGGGAAGATGTACGTCATTTGAACAACGGTATCGGATTCCAGACTGTATACGGCGACCAGATTGCACAGGCTATGCGTACCCTTTGCAACGAGATCGAGGCAGACTTGGCCGAAGAAGCTTACAAGAACGCATCACGCGCTTTTGGTACGGCTGGAACCACTCCGTTCGCTTCTAACTTTGACGACGTTGCAGAGGTTCGACAGATCCTCGCAGACAACGGTATGCCGATGAACGACGGTCAATGCTCTTTGGTATTGAACACGTTAGCAAGCACTAACTTGCGTCAGCTTTCACAGCTCCAGAGCGTGAATCAGGCTGGCGGTTCTGACCTTTTGCGTCAGGGCGTATTGCTTGACCTTCAAGGTATGGCTATCCGTGAGTCCGCACAAGTACAGAGCCACACTAAAGGCACTGGTACTTCGTACCTCTTGAACGATGCTTCATCAGCCGTAGGTGATACCACTATCGCCGCTGACGGTGGATCAGGCACGATTCTTGCGGGCGACATCATTACTTTTGCTGGTACGACTGATAAGTACGTGGTTAACACCGCATTGTCAGGCGGAACCCTCGCTATCGGTTCCCCTGGTTTGCGAGCAGCGGAAACAGACAATGATGCAATCACTGTGGGCAACAACTACACAGCTAACATTGCTATGCACCGACGCGCTCTGGAGCTTGCGATTCGCGCTCCTGCCGTACCGGAAGGTGGCGATGCGGCTGATGACTTCATGACTGTACAAGATCCGACTTCTGGAATGGTTTTCGAGGTTCGCGTTTATCCCGGATATCGCAAAACTATGATCGAAGTAGCGGCTGCTTGGGGTGTCAAGGCTTGGAAGCCCGACTTCATTGCTACTCTGATAGGCTAAAACATTGGGGAGCTTCGGCTCCCCTTTGCCTTTGGAGGGTTTATGGCTTTAGTAATTGAAGATGGTTCCGAGGTTTCGGGTGCTAACTCGTATGTGACCGCCTCGCAGTGGGATGCTTGGGCTACAGCCCGAGGGATAACCCACAGCCATAGCGATGCCCAGATAGAGAAGTACATTCTTCGGGCTATGGATTACTTTGAGAACCTGAATTTTCTTGGCCGAAAGGCTACGGATACCCAGGCACTGCAATGGCCTAGAACCGAAGTGGTGATTGATAGCTATTCGGTGGACTCGGACGAGATCCCCAGTGAAGTAAAGAAGGCAATCTACGAGCTGGTTAAGACGGAATCAGACAGCGACTCATACATGAAGCCGCTAGAACGTCACACAACCAAGGAAAAGATTGGTGATATTGAAATCACCTATAAAGATTCTGCGAGCATGAGGCGGTCTACTCCGGCGGTAGGTATTGCATTGAGAAAGATTATCAAGCCTTTGTATGAGGTATCGAGGTCATAATGGTTAGCTATGCTGGGCTTGCGACAACTGCGACCAACATTCTGACCAACTACGGCGCGGACGCCACGGTTAGCAGGACCACAGGCTCTAGTTATAACGCGGCAACAGGGTCGTACAGCGGCGGTAGTTCTGCATCCTTTACTAACAAGGCTGCTCGATTCAACTACACAAGGGCCGAGATAGACGGCGTGACCGTGCTGCAAGATGATCTTCGGCTGGTTATGAATACGGAAAACGGTACACCACTGGTTGACGATTCCTGTGCGTTCGACAGCGTGACCTATCGGGTCATGAGTGTTACGGCGTTATCGCCAGACGGAACGGATATTTACTATGAGCTTCAGCTTAGACGTTAGCGAATTCGCGCAACTCATTGATAAGCGGGCCTTATACGTTCAGCGAGGGGTTGCCATTGACTTGTTTTCCAAGGTTGTAATTCGCACCCCGGTTGATACTGGAGCATTACGATCTAACTGGCGTCCTAGTGTCAATAAGCCCATCAAGAGTATTAAAAGGAAACCTGACCCATCGGGACAGGAAGTCCTCGGCCTTATAAAGAAAAAGTTTGAGAAAGCTAGAGGCGACAGGTTTATTCTGACTAACAACTTGCCTTATGCGCCTATTGTTGAATATGGCTTGTATCCATCGAAAGGTGGCGGCGAGACGGCGAAGACGATAAACGGGTATTCAAAGCAAGCCCCGAAGGGCATGGTTAGGGTAACGCTTGCTGAGTTCTTAGCAGCAATACGGAAGAAAGCTAGAGAAGCCAAGGGGATTACATGAGTACCGTATTCGCAGATGTAAGCGCGGCTCTTGACTCTAGGCTAAATTCGTTTTCTGGCGGTGATCCAGTGGCGTGGCAGAACACGCAATTCACCCCAGCGAACGGGACTTTGTATTTACGCCCGTCAGTTTTACCGGCTGATACCGAACAGATCGGCATGGGGACGACAGGCTTAGATGAACACGCGGGCATTTATCAGATAGATATCTTCGCCATGGCGGGTGATGGAAGGGGCACAGCAGAGGTGAAAGCCGATGCTGTAGCGGATCATTTCAAGAGAGGCACTGACCTGTTATACAATGGGGTCTATGTTCGATTAGGGAATGTTTCGCGTAATCAGGGAATCGTAAACGGTGACAGGTTTGTGATCTCTTTATCAATTAACTACACGGCTCATACGGCCCCGAGGTAAACGTTATGACAATAGCAACTGGAGCGCGGCACGATTTGTCGTTTATAGTTGAGTCAACTTATGGAACGACTCCATCAACGCCCGCATTTACTAAAATTCGACACACTGGAACCACGGTAGGTCTTTCAAAAGAAGCTCTTGAAAGTGAAGAGCTACGAGAAGATCGACAGGTTCAGTTTTTTCGCCATGGCACTAAGTCAGTCGGCGGTGACATCAACTTTGAGCTGTCTTACGGCGGCTTAGATTCGCTTATTGAAGCGGTATTCTGCGGAACTTGGAACAGCAACGTTCTGGTTCCTGCTAACACCCGCCGATCATTCACGATTGAGCGTCACTTTGAAGACATTGACAAGTATATCCGTCTCACTGGATGTCACTTCAACACGATGAGCCTGTCTTTAGCGCCTAACTCTTTGGTCACTGGTAGCTTCGGAGTGATTGGCAAAGACGGTGACACGGCTTCGTCTGCCATCACTGGCTCGTCTTACGGCGCTGAGTCTAACACCAAGCCTTTTGATTCTTTCACTGGTTCAATCAACGAAGGTGGAAGCGCAATAGGTACTATTACAGCGTTAGAGTTGAGCGTCGAGAACGGCATGGAAGCGACCTACTCGGTAGGCGATGCCACGACTAAAGAGCCGCCTTTGGGTCAGTTCCGAGTTACTGGGAGCATTACAGCGTATCTCGATAGCATGTCATTGGTTGACAAGTTCCAAGACGAGACTGCTTCGGCTATCGCTTTCACGCTGACAGATGCAGCAGGCAACGACTACACATTTGAAATGGATGAAGTGCAGTACAACAGCGGTAATCCAGAAGTCGGCGGCCCCGGTTCCGTTACGGTTTCTTTGGACTTTATCGCACTGTACGACACATCGGCGACTACTAATCTGAAGATTACGAGAGCGCCTGCATAATTTGGGGATGGTCCCCTAGAGGAAGGGCATGAAGCTAAGCGAGTTATATACCGCGGATATACATGAGGACGGAGCAGAAATAAACATTGTGAACCCGGTTACGGGTAAAAAGAGCGATGTATTTATTAAGGTCAGGGGACCAGACTCCAAAGTGTTTAGGGATGCGATATTAGAGCTAAACAGAAAGCAACTGACAGATGATCAAGCATCAATGGTAAATGTGTTGGCTAAATCAACAATAGGCTGGCGGGGGTTAGTCGAAGATGATGGCAAAACCCCCGTTGAGTTTAGCCCAGAGTTAGCCTTGACCATTTACGAAAAGTCGCCTGATATTGCCAATCAGGTGATGACGTTTATAAGTGAGCGCCAAAATTTTACCAAGGGCTAGTCGATGAGTTAATAATCTACGGTAAATGGCAGTTTTGGGCCGCAGGTTACGACAAAGACGCAAAGGCTAGTCGCTTAGAAAACCTACAACAAGTGGAGAAATCACTAGGTAGGAAGCCAAAAGAGCTTTTAAATGCGCCATCACTGAGAGATGAGCTTGCTTACATCTGGACCGCTTTCGTAAGGTTACGCAACGCATCAGATGGGCCTATCAGCTACACCGAGATGCAATCCTTCATGGACATCAACGGCAGGCTGGCGGGTTTTGAAATAGATGCGATAATGGCGCTAGACAGTGCCTATCGCAAAGAGGCTCAAAATGGCTGATACAATAGCGTCCCTTGGGATAGAGGTAACACAGCAGGGCGTAAAAGAAGCCCAAGAGTCGCTTGGTAAGCTAGGCGTCAAGGCTGGTGCGGCTGAAAAAGCCGTCAAGAAGTATAAGAAAGAAACTCAAAGCAATACTCAAGCACAAAAGCAGTATGCCGCTCAACAACAAAAAACGACGGCAGCAGTAAGCCAAGCAGAGCAAGTTCATAAATCTGCTAGGGGCGGGTTCCGCGCAATGCGGGGCGCTACTCAGCAGCTATCATTTCAGCTTCAAGACGTAGCAGTTCAGGCCCAGTCAGGCACTAGCGCATTTACTATTCTGGCCCAACAGGGTCCGCAGATCCTATCGGTATTCGGCCCCGGCGGTGCGGTAGTTGGTGCGCTAGTCGCATTTGGCGCGTTGATTGGCGGCGTTTTAGTCAGTGCGATGGGGGATGCTGAAGAATCTATCGATGATTTAGATGAGGCGCTCAAGCGCCTTGATAGAACAGCAGAAACAACAGAAAACGGTGTATCCAAGCTATCCGAGAGAATTTTTAAGTTAGCTCGCAAATCGTCAATCGCTGCAATGGCAGAGCTTGCTAGAAGCCAAAACACAGCAGAGCAAGCTGTTCAGGCTCATCGAAAAGCTATAGACGATCTAATCGAAAGCGAAGATAGGTTTGTAGGCGATTCCGCGTTTGACGACACCCTTCGTCATAGCGCAGAACTCCTTAAAAATCTTGAAGCAGCGGGTAACAGTGCGACAGATATTGTAGCGGGTCGATTAAAAAATGAGTTGTTGAATCACGCAGGCGTTCAGGCATTAGGAAAGGATTTAGGCCAGCTAATTCGCTCATTCGGCGTAGGAGAGGAAAGCGCAGGTAAGCTCATAAAAACCGTTGGTTCATTAGACCCCAACGACATACAAACCTATAAAGACCTGCAAACCGTTCTGGATGACGTTTTAGTCGCCGAAGGTGGAGATGTCAAAGACCGATTCTTTGAGTTTTCGGCAGCCATTAGCGATAACGTTGAAGAAATTGAAGCATACGATGGCAAAGTAAAATTACTTGGAAAGTCTTTAGAGGCGCTCAAAGAAAGCGGTATGGGCGGCTTGATAGCAGTAGGCGACCCTCAACGACAAATTGATGCACAGAACGAGCTTATTGACCTTCTCAGGAAAGAGGACGAGGAAAGACAAGAGCTTCTTCGTAATAATGTTGAGATTAGAGACAAAATGCGCTCTATGCTGCAAAAAGAAGTAGATGAGACAGAAAGAGCAGAACAAGAAAAACAAAGACTCCAAGAGCAAACGGCCAAACATCTGTCTACACTGTACAGCGCCACTAGTCCAGCCGTCCTATCATTCGCCCGCCAACAGCAAGCAATACTTGCAATTTTAGAAGAGTCTAATGAGAAGCAACTGCTTTCTGATGAAGCTCTGGATCGCGCTAAGAAAACACTACAAGAAGATCTGACGGCTTTTATTAAAGAAGAAACTGAAAAGAGAGAGCAAGCAGAGCTTCAATCACAACAGCGACAAGCAGAAGCACAAGCTAGGGCAATCTACAATCAAATGTCCCTAATGGAAAAGTGGGCGCTTTCCACCCGAGAGGCGATGGAAAATGTAGAGATGCTACAGCTTCAAATGGTGCAAAGTTTTGAAAACAACTTAGGTGGGGCGATAGAAGGGTTGCTAACTGGAACGCAGTCGTTTAAGGAAGCGTTCGGCAATATGACAAAGGCCATACTTCAAGAGTTTTTAGGCATGGTTGCTCAAATGATAGCGCAGAGAATCGCGTTTGCGTTATTCGGGGCAAAAGTAGAAAAGGTGGCAGCCTTGAAGTTGGCGGCTTATCAAGGCGCATTGTCGCAAGCGAAGGTAGCCGAGGCCGCCTTAAATGCTTATGTATCAACATTGGCAATACCGATAATCGGGCCGGGATTGGCTCCAAAGGCGGCTGCAACAGCCGCAGGAGTCGCAGAAGGGTTAGCCGCGATAAACACGACAGCGAACATAGCAGCAGCGGGGGCTAGGGCTACAGGCGGTCAGGTGCTAGGCGGTCAAACTTATCTAGTCGGAGAGCGTGGCCCTGAATTACTTACGATGGGGGGCACAGGCCGAGTAGCAAGTAACGACCAACTCAAGCAAGCCATCGGTGGAGGCGAAAGCATCCAGATAGTCAACAATATTGACGCTAGGGGTGCGGGACCAGATGTAGATAATAAGATCCGTCAGGCCATGAAAGAAACTTCAGCGATAACAATGGCTAACGTGCAAGACTTAATGAGGAGGCGTAGGTTCGCATGACCACGTTTGTATTTTCTACCGAGGTTCCTAACGTCAAGCCATCCTCTTCTAGCTGGGAGCTAGTGACTAACACGCGGACCTTTCAAAGCCCTCTCACCGGGGCTGTTCAGACCGCAGCCCGCAAGGGTTCGCACTGGAAGATCTCTTTGACTTTCGAAAACTTGTTCGGAGAGAACAGAGCCAACATGCAAGCGTTTCTGGCTTCACTAGAAGGGCAGGAGCATAGGTTTACCATTGAAGACCACTCATTCAGTAGGCGCGGCACAGGAGTCGATACAGGGCTTGTAACAGCGGCTAGTAGCGGCAACACGCTAAACGTTACTAGAACATTAAGTAGCGCCTTGACCATTGAGAAAGGTGATTATTTAAGCGCGAACGATCAATTATTTATGGCGACGGCCAAGGTCAACGGAACTACGGCGACTTCATTCGCTATAACTGTCTCACCCTTGGTCAGATCATCGTCAACTGGTGAGGTTGTAGAGCTAGATACGCCAAAAGGCACGTTTATATTGACCAGCTCTACCGGCTGGGACACAAAGCCGGGGATATTTTCATCATTCAAGATTGAAGCTATAGAGGACGTTTTAGCATGAGCAGGGATTTAGCGGCCAATACAGCCGCGCAGTATGCCGCGTCTCATGTCAATCCTATCGTATTTGCTAAGTTAGAGTTTGATCCTTCTACGGCTGGAACGCTTTATCTGCATAACGGTTTAGGGCCATATACATGGGGCGGTCAGACATGGACCGGCACAGGGGATTTAGGACAAATAAGCTCAATAGAAGAAGGCGAGCAAATCAGCCCCTATAACATTCGGCTTACGTTGTCTGGGCTAGACGCGAATTTAGCAGCAGAGGCCGTAAAGCAGGACTATTATCAACGGCCTGTCACCCTATACTTAGGGGCGCTTAATTCCTCAGATCAATTAGTTGCTGATCCTGATCCCATATGGAATGGGTTTATGGATCAGATGAACGTAGTCGTAGGCGGCGACAATGGAGATACCATAGAGCTATCGGCTGAAAGCGAGCTGGCAATGTTTAGCCGTTCAAAAGATGTGTTGTATACCAACGCTAGACAACAAAGCGATTCTGCTGGAGACACTTTTTTCACTCACTTACAAGAGATGGAAGACATTACGCTAGATTGGGGTAAGCGCAAAGCGGGAAGTGGTGGAGGTACTCGGGTGATATTAGATGAAACCGAAAACGGCGATCCAAGGGAAGAAAATTAGCTCTTTTGCAGTTAATCAGGCTTTCAATGAATGGGGCCGGAATCGCTTTGACTACGGCTTGATTGATTGTTGTCAATTTACGGCTTTCGTAGTTCAACGCCTAACAGGAAAAGATTATTCTGAAGGGTTTGTCTATTCTAGCAAGCTGGAAGCATACGATATTATTAAGAAACACGGCGATCTCATTGATTTATTTACCCATATCCTTGGATGCAAGCCAAATGAGGCGATTAATGACGGCGACCCTTGTATAATCGAAATGGACGGGGTAGGACAGATCGCGGGGGTAAAATACGGCGACAGTGTTGTTTGCCTGTTAGAGCAGGGATTCGCTAGGTTGCCAAACCACATGATTAGAGCGAGCTGGACGTTATGCCACAAGTAGGAGCTTTTTTAGCCACAGTCTCAAAGATTGTAACATTTGGCAAAGTCGCGGGGGGTACTGCCGCACTAATAATCGGCGCTACAACAATCGTCGGCGCATCTTTTGCCGCTTCAAGGCTTTTACGCCCCAAAATAGATATGGATATTGGGGATGGCGACGGATCTCGTCAAAGGACCGTTAGATCTACGATTGAGCCGCAAAAGCTGGTTTACGGCGAAACCATGGTTAGCGGCCCATTAACGTATGCTCAAGTGTCAGGTACTAATAACAAGTATCTTCATCAAGTCATTGCGTTAGCTGGTCATGAGTTAACACAGATAAAAGAGATACATTTCGACGATAAATCTATCGATATAACTGACTCGAACATATACAACGCGAGCAATAGATCAGTTATCAGCGGATTTTTCGGTCCTAAGAATGATGAGGGAGGCAATAGTGAAACTGTAGTTCTAATAGATACTCGCTTGGGTACGTCAAGCCAAACGGCTTACGCAGATTTAAGATCTGACTCTAAAACTTCACAAGAGTATTTAGCAACTCATCGAGGGGACGGGATCGCCAGCCTATACACCAGATGGACTCTCAACGAGGGATCTAGGGAAGTTTGGGATGAGGTTGGTTCGGTTCAGAATATCAAGGCGGTCGTAAAGGGCAAAAAAGTCTATGACCCTCGATTAGATGTCAATGCTGGGAACACAGCCGGAACCAATCCAACTAACGCAAGCTATGTCGTTTACTCGGATAATTCTTTAAGCACCGGCAGCGCAGTCGGTAATTATGATCGAAGCAATCAGGGGCAGAACCCAGCACTGATACTCGCTGACTACTTAATGGATTCAAGGTTTGGATTGGGTGTTGCATCTAGCAAGATTGATTGGTCTTCGGTAGTCGCAGCAGCAGATCATTGCGACCAACTGGTTCCTGTTCCTAGCTCTGCTACTCAAAAGCGTTTTTTCGGATCTGGCGTAATCTTTGGCGGCGATAAGCACCGCAGAAGTATTGAAAAAATACTAGATGCGATGAACGGATCGCTAGTGTACACCTCTGGTAAATATGTCATCAGGGCGGGGGTTTACTTCGCAGTATCGGAAACCTTAACAGAAAATGATGTAATTGGACCTGTTCAGGTTCGAACCTCTATCCCAAGATCAGACCGATTTAACCAAGTCAAAGGTTTATTTATAGACCCTAACGAAAACTACAAGATGATGGAGTTCGGCCCCGTTACTACAGGGGCCAATGATTTTAACTCTCAGCCGGTGGGGGCCATTGCAAGAGATAACGGCGAGGTTTTAACGCAAGAAATAAGACTGCCATTTACTTCTAACAGATACGCAGCGCAACGCTTGGCATTGTTGCAAGTTGCCCAGTCATATCATCAAACGGTTATTACAGTTCCGGTCAACCTAAAGGGAATGCGGATTGCTATTGGGGATCGGGTCAATCTGACTATCGACGCATTGAACGAAGTCGATTCTGGTAGTTGGAGTCCGAAGATATTTAAGTGCATCGGCTGGTCATTTTCTGAATCAGATCAAGGCGGTATTGACCTAACGCTGATTGAAGATTTTAGTGCTAGTTATAACAACCCACAAGAAAGCGACTATTCGACTATAACGGCAGAGGGTGTAATTACCACTAGCTTGCCTGATGTTCCATCACCTACCAATTTCACGGCTACGGCAGGAATAAACAGAGTAGAGCTTGACTGGACCAACCCGCCTAACAGCGGAGCATGGGAGCAGATCTGGGTATATGCCAGCGCCAGCAGCACCACGCCTACCGATTCTTCAACCCCAATAGCTAAATTCAGAGGCACTAGCTTCACCCACATGCTCGATGGGGGTACTAATAATTACTACTGGATTCAGGCTGTAAGGTATCCAAATGGAACCACGCCGGGATCTGGTCAGACCAACGCAGCTAAATCCGCGTTTATTCCGTCGTCTCCTACTAACGTTACTGCCAACAAGATCACTACCGCAGTTATCGGTGATGGGCAAGTCGATACTACTCAGATCGCAAACGATGCAATCGATTCTGACAAGATAGACACGATCCAATCATCTAACTACAGCAACTCAGCAGGCTCAGAGGCGGGCTGGAAGATCGATCAGGACGGTTCCGCAGAGTTTAATAACGTAGTAGTTAGGGGGAACGTAAACGCCACCACGGGGACGATAGGCGGTCTGACGGTAGGTTCCGATAAAATCTACGTTGGAACTGGAACCCACAACAACTCTAACACCGCATTTTATGTAGACGATCAGGGTCAATTCAGTCTTAAAGATAAGCTCGTATGGAACGGCACAGCTTTAACCATCGATGGCAGTGGTACGTTTAGCGGTGCGCTAAGTGCAGCAACAGGTTCTTTTACAGGTACGCTTTCAGGCGGGACAATAAGCGGTGGCACAATATCCATCGGATCGAACAACGATATATTCAAAGCCGATAGCAACGGCATCTATCTAGGCAACGCTACATTTGGATCAGCGCCGTTCAGGGTTACACCAGCAGGCGCATTGACTGCAACTAACGCAACCATAACAGGCGCGGTAACGGCAACCAGCGGCACGTTTACGGGAACAGTCAACGCTAGTGCTGGAGCGTTTACGGGTGACGTAAGCACAGATTCTAAGTTTACGGCTGGTTCGTCGAATGACGTTGCGATAGTTGACGGCGGCGATGCTCTTTATCGGTTCTATGCTGGCGATGCCTCATCGGAGAACGCAGCGTTTAGGGTGGACAAAGACGGTCACATTGACGCTCGAGATATCAAGATTTATGACGAAGATGGTCAGGTCATCCTTGACGCAGAAGGGTTCCACGGCTCTGGTCTAGGGAATATATCTGCAAACTCTGGCATTGGTGTCAGTGAAGTTGCAGGCAAGCTCGATGACAACGCTGATGAGATTACGTTCACAACGGGAACAGCAAGCGAAGCGTATACCTTCGAGACGAAGGTACAGATAGACATTAACCAAGATGCTGGCAGCGGTGAATCTCCAACTACTAGCAATCTGTCGTTCGCTGGGGCTGATCAGTCAGCAGTCACAACGATCATCGGACAGGTCAAGCTGATTGTTGAGTATTTTGTAAAGACAAGCGGCGGCAGTTACAGCGGTACGCCAGACTACACAGACGAGTTCACCTTCGTCAGTGGAACTAGCGCGTCATCATCACAGCTCGGAGTCAATGTCTTCACCTTGGGTAGCCGTGGCGCAGGTGTGGTTTATGCGAACGTCGGCGCATCTGAGGCGATTGCTGATCCATCGATATCAGGCGCGAGGTTGTTCGTTAAATCAACGAAGGACATCACGTTCTCGACCGCAGCGACACACAACGTCAAGGTCAACGCTAGGATTGCCACAACGTCAGGGACTACGCTGACAACCTCAACGACACCCGCTCTTGATGCTTCAGTGACTACGGGTACGGGTGTAATCCTCGGGTCTGATGAGACCCAAAGCTCTCTCGAAGACTTCCGCAGGCTGTACACCATTAAGCCAGCATCAGGCAACACCAAGACGATTATTGCATCAACAACAGATGACACGTTCAGTAGTACAGGAGGATCATCGCTTCTGACTTCTGGGGGTACGATTTCAGGTAGCTTAGTGGTCACACAAGACCTAACCGTTCAAGGCACTACTACCACGCTAGACACTACGAACACTCTGATCAAGGACGCCTTGATAGAACTAAACTCTGGTCATACAGGCGCTAATACTAACGACACTGGATTGATTCTTGAGCGTGGGTCAACTGGTAACAATGTCTTTATCGGCTGGGATGAGTCATCAGACAGGGTAACATTTGCTACAACGACAGCGACAGGCGCGTCAACGGGTAATCTCAGCCTTACAGCAACAGACATTCAGGCGGCAGCATTGCGAGGTAGCAGTGTTGTTACTGGCGGCGTGACGAGGCTCGACAACAGCGGGAATCTTAGCTCTATCGGTACTATCTCGTCGGGCGCAATCAGCGCGGGAGAGCAGTCCGTCTTCACTGGCAACGCAATCTCAGGCACTCCGAATAGTAACGCACAGATTGTAGCGGCTGACTCAGGCGTTGCAGGTATTGCGATCCACGCAGACGATGGCGGTCAAAGTTACATTTGGTTCGGTGACACTACAGATAACGCAGTCGGGAGAATCTACTACAACCACACCTTAGATAAAGTTTTTTGGCGTGTGGGAGCAGCGAACGATGTACATACGTTGGATTCCTCGGGCAACGCCACGTTCAGTGGCACACTGACAGGTCAAAAACTTGTTAGCACTGATGGAGTGTTAGAGCTTGATGATAACGGGACGCACAACGGAATCATCAACGTCCCTGCCTCCCTTCGCATAAATATCGACAGCGATAACAACAACACGGGCGAATCGTTCCAAGTTGGCAGCAACGTAACTAACATATCGGGCAGTAACATACTTTTTCAGGTTGCCGAAAGCGGCAACGCCACGGTCTCGGGTCATCTTGGCGTCAACACTGCCGCCTCGTCATCTCTGGTAATAAGTGCCGCGACTAGCACTGCAAATCATTTGGCCGCGCAGTTTGAAAACAGTAATACCGCTGATAGTTTTGGAATCGTGGTAAAGGCTGGGAATGATGAGAATGACTATGCCGCTGATTTTCGTAAACGAGATAACACGTCAATTTTAAAGTTGCTTGGATCTGGAAACGCCACGTTTTCTAACACGGTGACTGCAACTGCGCTGAATTTAGGTGATAACTCTACGAACGAAATACCGATCGCGTTTTTAAGCTCTAGCACAGATTTTGCGCTCGGCGCGAACGGCAATAACTTCATGTTAACGCAGTCTACGGGCGATCTTGACAGTAACGCTTTGTTAACCATTTCCAGCACAGGCAACGCCACGTTCGCGGGTGGAATTACGTTCTCTGGCGATATGTTTGGGACTAACTCATCCTCAAATTTAGTG